CACCATATTTGGTGTCCACTATCCTCTCAGGAATATCAGGATCTGCCAGACGGTGCTGAGACGACGCTTACGTTTAGGTAACATTTCGGATATAACAAGCGTAGCGGGGTATTCCTACGAATGGAGCACCGCAGCTAAAGCGTTACAGGAACCATTCTTCAGAGTGGCTTCGATAATACTCCCCACATCGCACAGAGGTAAGACATGGCAGAGATCACCGCATCCGAGCAAATCCGCCTGGATATCATCAAGAAAGTTAACTATGACACCGCAGCGGCCAAGCTGGCCATTGACTGGGTAGGCGACAGTTATCTGAAGTCCGAACTTTTCGCAGACTCCTTTGATCGTGTTTTCACTGAAAGCGAGATTGTCTCGAAGACCCGCAAGGCCATCCAGGAAGCGACCGAAGCGCTGGCGCTGTTTGATACCGTGACTGAACTGCCCAGTTAATGAACTCATCACAAAGGCCGCCAGCTATCTGGTGGCTTTTTTAATGGCTTCAACCACAGGAAAAGACCATGGCAAAACCGGACTGGGGCGAGCTTCAGCAACGGTTCCTGTCCGATCATGCCGCAACCGGCGTATCACCGAAGGATTGGTGTGAAGCGCAGGGACTGAATTACGCTACTGCCCGCCGATACATCAAGAAACCCACTGCGCAAAAACCTGCGCAGAAGAAATTGCGCACTGCGCAAAAGGAAAAGTGCGCAGAAGAGCTGGTGGAAGATGATGGACTCACCCATCAACAGCGTTTATTTGTCGCGGAATACCTGAAGGACAACAACGCCACGCAGGCCGCTATCCGTGCCGGGTACAGCAAGAAGACAGCGAATGAGCAGGGAGCAAGGCTGTTAGCAAAAGTTAGTATTGCGCAGGCCATTGCGCAGCAGCAGAAAGCATCCATTGTGCGCACGCTAGGAAGTGCTGATGAAGTGCTTGAGCAGATGTGGCGGCTGGCAACATTCGACGCCAACCAACTTTCTCAGTATCGCCGCGGGAGCTGCCGTTACTGCTGGGGCTTCGGTCACCAGTATCAATGGCGCGATGCGGTTGAGTTCGAAGAGAAGCTGGCTGAGGCTTTAGCGAAGAAAGGGAAAGAGCCAAACGACAGAGGCGGCTACGGTTACGACCATACCAGCTCGCCTAACCCGAAATGTCCTCGCTGTAATGGTGATGGCATCGGCCAGCCTTTCTTCGCCGATACGCGCAAGCTGGCGCCTGATGCTGCACTTGCCTATTCCGGCGTTAAGCTCGGAAAGAACGGTGTGGAGATAACCGCTATCAGCCGCGAACGAATGTTCGAGGCGGTGATGAAGCGTCTCGGACTGGCTGATAGTGAATTCGCCCAGCGTCTACAGCAGATTGAAATCGAGCGCCGGCAACTGGAGATCGACCAGCTTCGACGGGAGATAGCCCTGGATAAAAACCCGACGGGATTTGAAGAGGATTATCAACTTCAGCCAATAACTCCCGATGAGGAACCTCCAGATGATCCAATCCTCTAGCAGCGATGCTGTCAGCCTGACACCGAAACAGGCAAATATTTACGTCTGGGGATGGCAGCGCTCAGCGCGTTTCAGGGATGCTGTATGCGGTCGCCGGTTTGGCAAAACATTCCTGGGCAAAGCGGAAATGCGCAGGGCTGCCAGACTGGCGCAGAAATGGAAAGTCAGTGTAGAGGATGAAATCTGGTATTGCGCACCCACACAAAAACAGGCAAAGCGTGTTTTCTGGCGAAGGCTGAAACAATCCATACCTCCACACTGGCGGGCATCGAAGCCGAACGAGACAGAATTATCCATCACTCTTAAAAGCGGACACATAATGCGATGCGTCGGGTTGAATAACTACGATGATTTGCGTGGGTCTGGCTTATTTTTCGTGCTGGTGGATGAATGGGCTGATTGCCCGTATGCAGCATGGGAGGAAGTATTGCGCCCGATGCTGTCGACTTGTCGGTATATCGTAAATGGTGTGCAGTTTATAGGTGGACATGCTCTCCGGATTGGCACACCCAAGGGATTTAACCATTGCTATGATTCATGGCTTGCCGGACAGGACAACCGAGAGCCTGACCATAAAAGCTGGCTTTATACTTCGGTGGATGGTGGAAATGTTCCGCCAGAAGAACTGGAAGCAGCTCGCCGGCGAATGGATCCCAGAACGTTCAGGCAGGAATATGAAGCTTCGTTCGAAAACTATCAGGGCGTTGTCTATTACTGCTTTGATCGCCGTAAAAATCATACTGATGAAACCGTTAAACCAGGTGAAGCGCTGCATATCGGTATGGACTTTAACGTGGGGAAAATGGCGGCAGTGGTTTATGTGCTGCGTGATGGGCTTCCACGGGCTGTAGATGAGTTCATGGATGTATTTGATACTCCGGCAATGATTGAAGCGATTAAGACTCGGTACGAGGAAGGGAAGCACACAATCAATATCTATCCCGATGCTTCAGGGAAAAACAGGAAGTCCAGCAACGCCAGCGAGTCGGATATTTCTCTGCTCTATGATGCTGGATTCTCTGTGCTGGTTAATGACAGCAACCCGGCAGTAAGGGACCGGATAAACGCTGTCAACTCAATGCTATGCAATACCTACGGCGAGCGGAGGATGATGGTTAACACGGTAACTTGCCCGAAATTCACTCAGTGCCTGGAGCGACAGGTCTATAACGATAAAGGCGAGCCAGATAAGAAAGGCGGCTTTGACCACGGCAATGATGGCGGTGGTTATCCAATCGTGTACCTGTTCCCTGTCAACGCTACAGCGTTCGACATCACCCTCGATACGACATTCTGATATGGCCAATAATGATATTACTTACGTCCGCCCTGAGGTCAGGGCGGCGATGCCCGTGTGGAAAAAAATTCGTGACGTGTGCAAAGGGGCTGATGCTGTAAAGGCCGCCGGGAATGAATACCTCCCTTTTCTGGATCCCTCCGATAAGTCTGCTCGCAATAAAAAGCGCAATGCCGATTACATTCAGCGCGCCGTTTTCTACGCGATAACGGGCAATACAAAAGTGGGTTTGCTGGGGCTGGCATTCCGAAAAGACCCTACCATGACCGCGCCGGATAAGCTGAATTATCTTCGTGATAACGCCGATGGTGCTGGTGCCAGTATCTATCAGCAGTCCCAGCAGGTTACAGAAAATATTCTGGAAGCCGCGCGCGAGGGGCTGTATACGGATTATGCAGCTGGGACTGATGAGGCGATTATCCTTCGCTATCAGGCGGAGAACATCATTAACTGGCGTACCAAACGTATCAATGGACGTGATCAACTGGTGCTGGTGGTTTTACGCGAATGCATGGAAAAGGAAGATGGTTTTGCGTACAAGGATGAAATCCAGTATCGGGAACTTGCCCTGGAGGATGGCAAGTTTATCTGCAGGGTGTGGCGAAAGTCGGCCGATGCAGGGTCTTTTTCTGTCGATTCTGAGTATCACCCGAAGCCTAAAGGTGAGGATTTTTGGGATGAGATCCCCTTTACCTTCGTTGGCGCACAAAATAACGATCCCAGCATCGACGAGTCGCCTTTAGCCGCCCTCGTTGAAATTAACCTTGGTCATTATCGAAATTCGGCGGATTACGAAGACAGCGTATTTTTCTGCGGTCAGGTTCAGCCGGTGATTTCCGGGCTTGATACCGCCTGGCGTGACTGGCTGCAGGATAAGGGAATTCGTGTCGGTTCTCGTTCTCCATTCCTGCTGCCGAAGGAGGGGAGTTTTACCTATGCTCAGGCGCAACCAAACACCCTGGCTAAAGAGGCGATGGACAGTAAGCGTGATTATTCTGTTCAGCTTGGCGCCCGGCTTATCGAGCAGAACGGCGCGGTTAAAACCGCCACGCAATCCAGCGGCGAGCAAACCGCATCCACATCGGTGCTCGGCATTTGCGTTTCCAATGTCTCGGAGGCCTATACGCTGGCGCTCGGCTGGTGCGCCAGATATCTCGGCATAAAAGGCGAGGAATACCGTTACAGCATCAATCAGGAGTTTATCGCCAAAGTCGCTGAATCCGGCATGGTAACGGCAATCGTCAATGCCTGGCAGTCCGGTGCGATTCGCGACACGGATATGGTCAGAGCTCTGCAGAGGCTTGACTTGATAGATCCTGCTGACGACCCTGAAACTGTCATTGACGCTATTCGTAACGGCGCGCCTAACCTGATTGGTGGCAATAATGGCAACGGCGAATGACAAACTGCAGGATGAATCCATAGCCCACGCTATATGGGTTAGCCGCTACAGCACCGGCGTTGCCAACAGGATGATAAAAGTTCTGAATGACAGCGACGCCGAACTTACCGCAAGGTTGCTGGTGGCTATTGATACGCTGGACGCTGAGAGCTTTACCGTTTCTAGGCTGGAAGCGTTACTGGTCAGTGTCAGGGCCATAAACAAGGATGCCATACAGTCCATGTATGCAGCCCTCTCTACCGAGCTGCAGGAGCTGGCGAAGCATGAGGCCAGTTTTCAGATGAGCCTCTTCCAGTTTGCCATTCCCGACGATGTTCTGGCTCTTCATCCACTGGTTGGCATCTCCCCGGATGCAGTTTATGCCGCGGCGATGGCGCGTCCATTTCAGGGGCGGTTGCTAAGCGAATGGGCCAGCAACCTCGAAGCTGATCGTATGGCGCGCATATCCAATACGGTGCGGCAGGGTTTTCTCCTGGGCGATACGCATGAGCAGATCGCAAAAAAGGTTCGTGGACATGCTAACCGCGGCTACCAGGATGGTGCGCTTCAGATGAGCCGGGCCAATGCGGCCAGCATAGCGAAAACAGCAGTAGGGCATCTTGCATCAACAGCAAGACAAAGCTTTGCGTCGGCGAACGACGACATTCTGAAGGGTAAGCAGTGGTTATCTACTTTGGATAACCGGACATCAAAGGATTGTCGGATCCGCGACCGCCTCAAGTACACGCTGGATAACAAACCGATAGGGCACAAGGTGCCTTATTTGCAGGGACCGGGGAAAATCCACTTTTGCTGTCGTAGCACCGAAACATACATACTGAAATCGTCCGAGGAATTGGGTATCAAAGTCGGCGAAATCAAGGACAGCTCGCGCGCCAGTATGGATGGACAGGTTCCGGCTGATACGACTTACCAGGACTGGTTCTCCCGGCAGTCGTTCACGCGACAAGCTGAGATTGTCGGAGAAACGCGCGCCAGGCTGATTCGTGATGGCGGCATGTCTCCCGATGAGTTCTACAACGACAGGGGCGAGTGGCTGACGCTTGACCAATTGCGCAACCTTGACGCGCAGGCGTTTAAGGATGCCAGAGTGTGATAGAGTAAATTCGTGGTGAATGCAGGATGCTGACCTGCGCGCCAAAGCGTCCCGTGAGAAACGGGCAAGCCGGAAACCAGACTCACTTCGGTGAGTCCCCGCCGTTCTGAAGTATCAGAATGCCGTGGCAGCACCGGCCACCACACCTAATTGTATTGTCAGTGGCTAGGGTCGCTCCCGAAAAGCGGAATCGTCACCGCCTACCACCAATAACCCGACAAGCAACGAGACGAGGTTGTTATGGATTCACAAAAACAAAGAGACCTTATTGCAAGCCTGTATGAAGAGCTGGTAATCGCAAGAGGGCTCATTAAAGAGATTTGCACAGTGCGAAGCATTGCAGAGCCAAAGTCTTCTTTGCAGAGAATGGATAAAGCCATTAAAGATGCAAAAGAATACATGCTAGAAAATAGCTAAATGAAGAGGTCGCCTTAGCGCGGCTTTTTTATTATCTGAAATTTACAACAGGCTGCCTTCGGGCGGCCTTTTTTATTGGGCCAGGCCCACAGTAACTATCCCAAGGGGACAACATGCTTATTCGTAACATGCTCATTAAATATTATTCGGCAGCTGGTGGTGAAGGTGGTGATGGCGGTGGCTCCGGTAGTGGTGCGCCCGAGATTACGCCGGAAATCCAAAAGCTGATCGATGAGCAGGTCAGTGCTCAGGTTTCAGGCCTGAAAAATAAAAATAGTGAGTTACTCGGTAAGCTCAAAGAGTCCACTGAGTCGCTTAAGCGTTTTGAAGGTATCGATCCTGACGCGGTGAAAACTATTCTCCAGCGTTTCTCTGATGATGAAGAGGCGCAACTGATCGCCGCCGGGAAAATTGACGAGGTACTGGATAAACGCACTGAGCGGCTACGTGCTGATGTTGATAAGCAAATCAAAGCCGCTAATGAACGCGCTGAAAAGGCGGAAGCGTTCTCCAACAAATTCCGTGATCGTGTCCTGGGTGATGCTATCCGCAGCGCAGCGCTTAAGGCTGGCGCGCTGCCAGAAGCATCCGACGATCTGATTCTTCGTGCTAAAGGCACATTCCAGCTCAACGACGAAGGCGAGGCCGTAGCAGTTGATGCAAATGGCGATGTTCTGTTCGGTAAAGACGGCAAAACTCCGCTCACTCCGGTTGAGTGGGCTGAATCTCTGAAAGAGACGGCCCCGCACCTGTTCCCGCGCGCCGAAGGCTCCGGGGCTGGTGGTCATAAACCCGGTGGCGGTGGCGGTAGTCTGAAACGTTCAGAAATGAGCTCAAGCGACAAAGCGGACTACATTCGCAAACATGGCCAGCAGGCCTATCTCAAATTGCCTAAGTAAGGACTAATCAATGCCTACGACCGTAAACAGTGACCTGATTATCTATGACGACCTCGCGCAGACTGCGTTTCTTGAGCGTCGCCAGGATAATCTGGAAGTCTTCAACGCCGCTTCAAACGGCGCAATCATTCTCGACAACGAACTGATCGAGGGTGATTTTCGCAAGCGCACCTTCTATAAAGTTGGTGGTTCTATCGAATCGCGAAACGTTAACTCCACCGACCCGGTAACGGGTAAAAAAATCGGTGCCGGCGAATCTATCAGTGTCAAGGCGCCGTGGAAATACGGCCCGTATGAAACCACGGAGGAGGCGTTTAAACGTCGGGGTCGCGACGTTAGCGAATTCTCCGAGGTGATCGGCGTCGACGTCGCTGATGCAACGCTTGAAGGTTATATCAAGTATGCCCTACAGGGTCTTGTTGCAGCCATTGGCGCAAATGCTGACATGACGGTATCCGCGGATATTGCCACTGATGGTAAGAAAACGCTGACCCGTGGCCTGCGTAAATACGGCGATAAATTTAACCGTGTTGCGCTGTTCGTTATGCATTCCACGACCTATTTCGACATTGTTGATCAGGCTATCGACAACAAAATTTACGAAGAAGCTGGCGTGGTGGTTTATGGCGGACAGCCAGGCACGTTGGGTAAACCGGTGCTGGTAACTGACACCATGCCAGTTGATGCGATTCTGGGGCTGGTGGCCGGCGCGGTATCCGTAACGGAATCACAGGCTCCGGGCTTCCGTTCCTACGATATCAACGACCAGGAAAACCTTGCCATTGGCTATCGCGCAGAGGGTACGGTTAACGTTGAACTGCTGGGTTACAGCTGGGATGAGACGAAGGGCGCTAACCCTGACCTGACCAAAATCGGCACCGGCGCGAACTGGAAGAAACATTTCACCAGTAACAAATCCACTGCAGGCGTACTGATTAAGCTGGAAGCCCCTGCGGGGGAGTAACCCTGTCAGTGGATAAAACTTCCGCAACTGCTGACAGTACCGACGCGGTGACCGTTTCGCTCAAGTACACCAGAAATGGTGCAGGAGTCTCCGGCGCATCTGTGGCGTGGACGTCTACAGGCGGCACACTAAGTGCTTCGACGTCACAGACAGGGTCTGCTGGTGGCTCGACGGTGAAACTCACCTCTGCTACGGCCGGCTCCTTCACGGTGACGGCTACCGTTGACGGTGTGGTGAAAACAACTGAAGCGATTGCGTTCACTGCTCCTGCGGGTGGTTAACCGACGGGGCGAAAGCCCCGTTTCTTTTGGTGAGGATCCGATGACCGTTTATATAACAATCCAGGACGTTGACGAGTTGCTGGGGGATACCTGGGCTGCCGCCGACAAAAAGGGTAAAGCCGTGCTCCAGGCAAACACCTGGATGACGGCGCTTAACCTTCAGGATATCGACCCGGAGCATATTCCTGAAGAAGTTAAGCAAGCCGGAGCGTTTATCGCTTCCGTAGCCGCTGCAGGCAATCTGTATCAGCAAAAAACAGATTCCGGCGTGGTGACGAGCAAAAGCGTTGAGGCCGACGATGTGAAGGTTTCCCGCACTTTTGCCGAGCTTTCAACCACCAGCACTGAATTACTCGATCCTGATTTGCAGCTGGCGCTGGATATGCTCAAACCGTGGATGATTAACCCTTTCCAGACGTTCTTTGTGAGGGCGTGATATGTCCGATTTGAAGGTGGTCCCATTTCAAAAGCCCAGCCATCACAACCTCGATAACGACCAGGTTATTCGCCTGCTGAAACAGGCTCTGGAGAGAGCCGAAAACGGCGGCTGCCACAGTGTCGCAGTGATACTGCTTGATGATGAGGGTAACGCGATTGATTGCTGGCATAACGGTGGACGCCCCTATGTGATGGTTGGCGCTATGGAGTCGCTTAAAACCGACTTTATCCATGCTCATATTGAGCGGCGGTAAGGGGGTAACATGCAAAATCCATATGTGCATTATGCCGGCGACGGGCTCGGTCCTCGCGATGTGTTTGTGAATGGAAACCCGATCAGACATGTCGTTTACGCAAACGAGGCAAAGGGTGTTGTAGAGTTTGCTCCGCTCCCGCTGCGGGTTAAACGCAATGGCGAAATTTATACCCGCAAACTCCACGGTACAGTGATCGTTAAACCTCAGCAGCGTATTGGTGGGTGCAATGGGCATTCGTGACGAGCTGCAAACCGAAGTCGCCGCGGCATTCGATACCGACCTGCAGGATGCCGTTAAGGATTTCACTGGGTCATATACCGTTCGGGGGGCCTGGGACCCGGTGACGGAAACCGGCACTGAAACGCAGGTGACTTACTCGGGGCGTGGAGTGCTGGCGCGCTATAAGCTGCGCCGTATCGATGGCGTTAACATTCTGCATGGTGATGTGAAGCTAACCGCACTGGTTAACGAGGTGACTGATAAGCCGGCCGTCGGGCATATCATCACCGCACCGGATCCGGTTACGGGTGAGCTTCAGCGCTACGAGGTCATCACCGCTTCTGCCGACTCTGCTGGCGCTGCGTACTCCATTCAACTGCGGAGGGCGTGATATGGCTAAGGGCTGGAACATTGACCCGGCGGCATTCGCCGGGCTGGTGGCAGAAGATGTCAAACTACGCCAGCGGGCAATCGCCATTCAGTTGCTGAATGAAATTGTTCAACGGTCGCCAGTAGGAAACCCGGAGCTGTGGGCCATCAACGCGACCGCGGTTCAATACAACAAAGCTGTTGGGGAATGGAACGAATCTCTTTATGCCGATCCTGCTAACCTGACCAAAACCGGAAGGCTCAGGAAGAAAGTCCGTGTTAATGACAGCATGGATATCAGGCGGCCGGCTGAGTATCGCGCAGGAACCTTCAGGGCATCGCATTTTGTCAGCATCGGCGAACCTAATCATTCCGTCCCGACCGAACCGGATCCGCGCGGGACAATGACGTTTCTTAATGGCAAAAATATTATTGACCAGGCGCCAGCCTACTCGGTGATTTACATCCAGTCGAACCTGCCTTACTCCGTGCCTCTGGAGAATGGCCACTCAACACAGGCGCCGACAGGCATCTATGCCGTCTCGTTTAATGGTGTAATTCAGGCCTACAAATGACCCTTACAGAAATCAGAAACGCTGTCATTTCCCGAATGGCGGCACAGACCGCTATTGCCTCTGATGCGGTGGATTATCCCAATGGCCCGGTATTTGACCCCAGTAACCGCGATATCTGGGCCCGACTAACCAACATTGCTGGGCAGGCTGGCGCAACAGAGATCGGGGACGGGCCGGTAGTCCACAGGACGGGCTTACTCATCATTCAGCTGTTTGTTCCGGTCGGTTCCGGGACGTTGCTTATCTCCCGAACGGCCGACCAGCTAACGGAGCTATTCGAGTTTAAGGACGACGGAAAGCTGAGTTATTTCGCTGTTTCTGCTGTGCCGGCGGGTGAGACCGATGGCTGGTTACAGCTCAATCTTCAAATTCCTTATCGCGCTCTGTAGCGCACAAAAAACAGGAGGCTCCTGTGAGCTCAGGTGCAAAAGTAGTAGCCGCGTTTATTCGCGAGACAACGCCAGGAATCACGCCTACAGCAGGGGCGTGGAACCTGCTGCGTCGTTCTTCATTTGGTCTGAAACCAACGCAGAACACCAACGACAATGACGAAATCGCTGGTGACCGCATGGCGCAAGGTGTTTCACGCGGCACTGTGGATGTCGGCGGCGATGTCGGCACGCGGTTTCGCTGGAACCAGCATGATGATTTTCTTGCCAGCTGTTTCGGTTCCGAATGGCAAAATAACGAGCTGACGATGGGGAACGGTCGCATTACGTTCTCCGTGGCGACTTTTGCCAGTGATGTGGGGATCGCCCAGATTGCTCGCGGTTGTCAGGTTGGCACCTTCCAGATGGAAATCCCGGCCGATGGTGATATCACTGCAACCATTACGTTTGCAGGGCTGGACTGGGAGACGAAAGGGGACGATACCAGCTATTTCACCACGCCGGTGGATTTGGCGGGGGCGCTGCGTTACTCCTTCAAAGAGGTCACGAACATCCGGCTAAATGGTGTTGATGGCGGGACAGGTTTCTGCGTCGACACCTTCAACATCCAATTCAACAACAATATGCAGACTCAGCGCTGCATCGGTACCGGTTCGGCATTCGCCGGCGCAAACATTCCGACAACCTTTACCCCGTCAGGTCAAATCACGCTGTCATGGTCAAAGGCTGCCTGGGAGGTTTACAAAAAAACGTTCACCGGCGAAACGGTGCCGTTTAGCTTCACGCTGGAGAATGCTGAAGGCGCCTATACCTTCGATTTCCCGGAAGTGCAGATCTCCGGCGACTGGCCGGATGCGGGGAGCACTGACATTGTTCAGGTTCAGCTGGATATCACAGCGGCCAATACTCCGCCAACTATCACCCGCGTTCCCAAAGTGCCGGCGACGGCAATCAGTGTTGCGCCAGCCACTTCAACTGGAGCAGTGGGATCTACTGTGACGTTAACCGCCACGCTTACGCCAGTTGATTCAACTGATGCCGTCCAGTGGACGTCATCGGATCCGACTATCGCCAGCGTGGTTTCTACCGGGCAGAAAACAGCGAAAGTCACACGTAACGCAGCCGGTACTGCAATCATCACCGGTAAGGCCCGCACCTTTACCGCAACGTCTGAAATCACCGTTACCGTGCCTTAATTTACCTGGCCCGTTCTGCATTCATCGCGGATCGGGCTTTTTTGGGAGTCTTTATGCTGATTATTTCTTCTCAAATTGATTTGAACGGAGAACGCTGGTTTTTCCCTTACAAAAAGCCAGCAGGAAGTAAAAAGAAATTCACGCCGGAAGACGAGGCGCTATTTAAACTCCGTCTGTTGGTGGCCAGTAGCGAGAATCCACAATACCGCTCACGCAATGCGCTGGTGCGGCGCCATATCGACAAAATGGACGCGAGCTACCAGGTCGGTACGGATGCTTTCGATCTCGCCAGTGTGGGCGAGATTGACTCGGTTGATGATCTTCTCATCGACAATTGCGCGCGCTTTCTTCTGAAAGACTGGGAAGGCGTGGGGGAGCTGGTGGATGGTACGGAGACGGCCGTAGCGTATACACCGGAGCGTGGTGTTGCGTTACTGAAGCAAAACCCCTCTCTGTACTGGCTTATTCTGGCTGAGGCGGCGAATATTGCTCAGGGTAAGGAGCAGCAGACTCAGGAAACCGTAAAAAAGCCATAGAGGCCCAAAAGTGGCTAAAGGAATTCGCCGGCGAACAGGGCGAGAAAGCAAAGTGGCGCAGGGAGAAGCTAAATCTCCCGCCCATTCCAGAGCCTGAAATCGATGCAGTCACTGGGGAGATCCTCAACGCTTACGCCATGATATCGCGCGGCAGGAAGTATGCAGGCATGGCTGGAGTGCCGCTCCCTCTATCCCTGAATGATATCGAGCTTTACCTGGCATCGCGCACCATCCTGATTGACCGTACCGAGTTTGATGCAGCGATACTGGCCCTTGATGATGCCTGGAGGGATGAGTGGGCAGAGGCACAGAAACGTGCAGCAGATAAGAAAGGAAGCAACTGACCTACCATTAATGGTGGTCCATGCTCCTGAAAGTCGATGATAGGATGTTTCCGATTGCAATCAAAGGAAACATATAATGAAAAAAGTCATCGCTTTGGCGCTTGGAGCGCTGTTACTTTCTGGTTGTACAGTACGTGTTGCAGATTTGACTGTGGCGAGTACTAAAAATTACAACCTCAATGGGGGTAAGTTCTACAAAGGGAAACGTGTAACAGCAGAAGATAGCTATCCGGTTATCATCTTCCCTCTTGGCATCCCGAACGTTAAAACAGCCGCTGATCGAGCGATTGAAAAAGATCGCTGTGCAGTTGGTCTGTCTGACGTAGTTGTCACTCAACTTAACCACTCCTTCCTGTTCGGTAAGATTGGTCTGCGTGTTGAGGGTAATCTTGTGATTGACCGCAGCCTGCCGGGTTGTGAGAACGCAAGCTGATTGATAAAGCCACCTTCGGGTGGCTTTTTAATTTATGGGGTAGACAAGTGAAGATTATTGGATACTTAGCGATTGTAATAGGGGTGATCTTTGCTGTATCGGCGCTATTTATGGATGTGACAGTAGCGACAAGCGGTGGCTATAGGGTTAACAATCTTGGATTAATGTCATCGCGCCAAAATTACATGATATTTGGAGGTTTCGTAGCCATCGCAGGTATCATTATTGCTCTGGTGGGAGATAAGCTAAAAGCGTCCGGAACTTCAGTCAAATGCCCTTACTGCGCAGAATTAATAAATTCCGAAGCGGTGAAGTGCAAGCATTGCGGGAGTGATGTAACTCCTTCGAAGATAATAGCTAACACTGACAATACTGGAGCTAGTGATAGGCTGGCTGATGTCAATGTAAAGTTAATCGCTGGAATTGCAATTACTGTCTTTGCGGTGATTATCGTAGCAATAATGTTTTACCGCCAATGAAGTAAAGACCCGACAGTTTCAAAAAGTTCCAACCTCGCTTTGGCGGGGTTTTTTATTGCCCGGAGAAAAGCACGTGACAGAACAAACCTCCCGCCTGGCCATTATTATTGACAGCTCTGGGGCAGAAAAGCAGGCTGACAATCTCGCAACTGCACTTGTAAAAATGACGCAGGCAGGTGAACGTGCTGCCACCAGTGCAGGGAAAGTGACAAAGGCCACCGATGAAGAAAAACAGTCCCTTTCTGAACTTTTAGATCGTATCGACCCGGTAAACGCCGCGCTGAACAAACTGGATAAACAGCAGCAGGATCTTGCGAAATTCAAATCCAAGGGGATGGTAGATACCGATACATTCGATCTTTATTCAAAGAAAATCGAGGAAACACGAAACAGGCTAACAGGATTTCGCGACGACCTTGGTAAAACTGGCCAATCCGCCGCCCAGACTGCCTATGCCATGCGCATGATCCCGGCTCAGATGACAGATATTGTTGTCGGCTTATCCACCGGTCAGTCTCCGTTTATGGTGCTGATGCAGCAGGGCGGGCAGTTGAAAGATATGTTCGGGGGTATTATTCCTGCAATTAAAGGTGTATCCACCTACGTCATGGGGTTGGTAAATCCATTTACAGTAGCTGCGGGGGCAGTTGGTCTTCTCACTTATGCTGTTTATCAAAATCGGCTGGACATTGAAGCGGCAACAAAAATTGCTACAGAGTCGCTTGGCACTAACGGTGATGCTGCCGAGCGTCTTGCACTTAATATGGTTGCGATATCCGATAAGACGGGGCTGGCGATCGAAGACGTCGGCAATATGTTTATCACTACGAATGACGGTGCCAGCGAGGCAGTAAATAAATTAATTGATGTGGGGTTTAGTTACGATGAAGCACGACAAAAAGTCTCACAATATAAAGATTCGGCTAATTTTACGGCTCTGAATGCTGATATTGATATGCATCGTCGAGAGATCCTGAAAATCGGCGACTCATGGACGGCTGCGGCTATAAAGGTCAAAAATTATTACACAGCAGCCGACAAAGGTAAGCAGAATGTTGCCCTTGGTGGTGCAATAGACCCCACAATGAGATTTATCGGCCAGGCTATCGACCTGCAATCAACGATGAATGCTTTGACCATTCAGGGTAATAAAGCTGTTGCAGAGTCTGTTGACTGGATTAATAAGGAGTATCTGGCGGCAGACAGAGTTGCCGGTGCAGAAGCTCGGTTAAAGGAGGCAAGAGAGCAGTCCAGAAAAATTGCTTTCTCAGGAAATAAAGAAGCCATCGATCAGGCAAATGCGTTAATTGCTGTACGAGAAAAGGAACTTGAGCAGGCTAAAAAGGCTGAACAGCCTAAGACCCACAAAGGAAAAGCCTATACAGAGGACGCGGCAACCCGGCTGCTTGATCAAATAAACCAGCAGACAGCTGCCTTGCAGTCCCAGCTGGATGCCAGTGACAAGCTTAACAGCGCAACCCAGGCGCGGGTAAAGTTCGAACAGCAAATTGCTGACCTCAAGTCTAAAACGCAGCTTACAGCTGACCAGAAGTCGATTCTTTCCCGTTCAGATGAAATCCTCCAGGCATATAAGCAGCAGGAGGCACTGCAAAATTCCGTAAAAACCTTGGACGATTACCGGAAGATGCAGGAACAGGTAAAGACGAAGGATGAGCGGACCAACGATCTGCTTAAAACCCGTCTTGAACTGCTGGAGAAAGCCAAAGCAACCGGGCAACTAAAACCCGGTGAATATGAAAAAACACGGGCAGATATTTATCAAAACACCGATATGCAACTGCCCTCGACGGTTCGTAATGTTGTGGGTAATACCACGCCAACTGGCGGCCAACTGTCAGGAACATTCGGAGGAATGCAGCAGCAATATAGCCAACTCGATCAGGCACAAAAAGATCTGGATGCCTGGCTTTCCCGGCAGGAAGAGGCTTACGCAAAAGCCGGTGTTATCACAGCTGAGGGCGAAGCGAGAATGCAAAAAACTCGCGTCGATGCTGCTAACGCTGCTGCGGTTATAGAGGCCCAAAAAAACGCCATCATTACCAGCACTACGCAAAGCATGATGGACAGTGGATTAAGTATTCTGGCTGATGGTTTTGGTCAGCAATCCGGCATCTACAAAGCAGCGTTCGCAGCCAGTAAAGCCTATGCGATCGCACAGTCTATGGTGGCAATCAATGCGGGTATCGCCCAGGCCGCAAGTCTGCCCTTCCCGTCAAATTTGATGGCTATGGCAACGGTTGCTATGGAGACCGCCAATATCGTCTCAAACATAAAAGCGGTTGCTGATACTGGCTTTGCCTCTGGCGGCTATACCGGCCCCGGCGGTAAGTATCAGCCCGCAGGTATTGTTCATAAAGGGGAGTACGTCTTTGACCAGGCATCAACGAACCGGATCGGGGTGTCTCAGCTTGAGGCGCTTCGGAATGGAAAACCGCTCGATGCAACTCTGGGGCGTACAGGGTTTGGTACTGGTGTTCAGAACGTTAACAGCGATAACAGCAGCAAGACCACCATCCATGCTCCCATTGAGCAGCATTTCCATACGCCGCCCGGCGTGACACCTGATCAGATGGCTCTCTCCATGGCTCAAACGCAGAAGCGGGCGACAACGGAAGCCCTGGATCAGGTTGCTGCGCAATTGTTGAGGGGAGATGGGAAAGTTGGCAAGGCAATGCGCAGTAAATATTCAGGCAGAGGGTTAGAGTGATGACTGATATCTACTACCCGCATGACAGTCTTCCGATGCCATTACAGGAAGGATACGGATTCCAGCCTGTAAGCCCGTTAAAACGTACCCAGTTAATCACCGGCCGCGCGCGGCAAAGGCGAGCTTATACGTCCACGCCGACGCAGGCCAGCATCACCTGGTTTATGGAAACCGATGCGCAGGGCCTGGCGTTTGAGTCCTGGTTCCGTGATGCGTTATCTGACGGGGCAGCGTGGTTCATGATGAAACTGCAGACGCCGGCAGGCATTAAGTTTTACAAATGCCGCTTCACAGATATTTATCAGGGACCGGTGTTGGTGGCCCCGATTTACTGGAAGTACACGGCGACGCTTGAATTATGGGAACGCCCCCTTGCTCCTGCCCCATGGGGTAATTACCCGGAATGGATCGTCGGCAGCTCACTGCTGGATATTGCGCTGAATAAGGAGTGGCCGAAGCATGACGATACTTAATCGCCTCTACGCCAGCAGCGGGCCGGAGGAGATCATTGAAACGCTGCAGATCACCATTGGTTCTGACGTCCATTATCTGTGTCAGGGTTACGAGAACATCACGGCAACGACGGAGAACGGCGATACCGTAACGTTTACCGCATGCGCAATAGACATTGCGCTGCCGGCGCGCAATGCGGACGGTACGCAAGATTTGAAATTTGCCCTGTGCAATATCGATGGTGTTGTGTCCACGGCGATCCGCAATGCGCTGGCTAACCGTCTGTCTGCATTGCTGACGTACCGGCGTTACATCTCCACGGATTTAGCGGCCCCTGCGGAAGTGCCGTATACGCTGAAAATCAAGTCTGGTTACTGGACTGCGACCGAAGGGCAGATTACCGCGGGTTATATGAATATCCTCGATACCGCCTGGCCACGTTACCGCTACACGCTACCTGTATTCCCCGGACTGCGTTATATCAGCTAAGGAATCCCAATGTTCAACCCTGATAAATACCGTTCTGTTAAATGGCAGAAGGGCGGTCGCTCTTTTCCAAAACTTGACTGCTTCGGCATTGTGAACGAGATACGCCGCGACCTGAATTTACCCGTCTGGCCCGATTTTGCCGGGGTCACCAAAGACGACGGCGGCCTCGACCGGGAAGCGCGCCGGATGATGCTTACCCTTGAGCGCTGCGAACCCTGCGAAGGGGCTGGGGTGGCCTGCTATTCCGGGTCGACCGTCACCCACGTAGGGATCGTGGTCAGTATCGGTGGCCTGCTGCATGTGGCGGAATGCAACCCAGGCACGAACGTCACCTTTCTGCCCTTGCCGCGGTTTAAGCGTCGATTTGTCAAAGTGGAGTTCTGGCGATGACCATTCGTTTTTACCCGTCCCGGCTTCCCGGTGAACCACTCGAAACGCATGAGCATGGTGTAACCAGTATTCGCAGCTGGCTGGTAGCAAATGTTGAAGGCTACGAGGATCGGGATGTCCCACCGCTGACCGTTGAGGTTGAGGGGCTGTTAATTCCGCCAGGCGAGTGGGCTAAGTGTGTGATTCGCCCTGATAGTGATGTCAGGCTTTATCCGGTTCCCTTCGGGCTGGAGGCCGCCACAATCGCGTGGATCGGCGTCGGTATCTCCGTTGCCGCTGCAGCCTATTCGCTTTTTATGATGAGCAACATCGATACGGGTGGCTATACCTCATCCACAGGGCGGAGTCTCGACCTGAACCCGGCAAAGGCGAATACCGCAAAACTCGGTGATGCCATTCGTGAGGTGTTTGGCCGGGTGCGTATCTACCCTGATTATGTGGTGCAGCCGGTTACCCGGTTTGATGCCGCCGATCCTACGAAAATGCGCGTCCAGATGCTGCTGTGTCTCGGTGTCGGTGATCTGATTTATACCAATGGCGATATCAGGGTTGGCAGTACGCCAGCTTCAACGCTACCGGGATTCAGCAGCACCCATTACCCGCCAGGCGCGGACGTTTCCGGTGATGAGCGCAGCGAAAACTGGGTCAACTCCACCGAAGTGGGCGGGACGTCATCCGGCACCGGGCTGGATATGGCCCAGACGTCGCCGGACGCAGACGACATTATCGCAGACAGCATGACCGTCTCCGGATCGAGCGTGACGTTTACGGGGCTGGATACGGATGATGATGACGATAATGACGAGAACGATAACGCACTGCCGCCCAGCTGGGTCGCTGGCGCCGTGGTCGAACTTAAAGCCCCGGCGAACTACCAGATCACCACGGCGGCCGGATACAGCGTTATCGCAAGCCCGCTGCTGACGGAGATCGCGCCGGTAGTAGGTATGCCGGTGACGCTGGGGTTTAACTCTGTCGATTACGATCTGTTTATCGCGTCATATACCCCCGGTCAGGCTGCAGTGCCCGGCACCGGGGGGAGTGCGGCAAAAGTCCAGGCCAGTGCGGCCCCGACCACCTACGATTTTTCGACCAGCTCCAGCACGTTCACGATCACCTGGCAGGGGGTTACCTACCCGGTGTCGCTGGTGGCTAACTACGTCTCGATGTCGGGACTGCTGGCGGCCATCACCGAGGGACTCACCGGCTCCGGCCTGGTTGCGCAGGACAACGGCGGCACCGTACTGATAACCGAGTCGGCCAGTCCGTTCGCGGGTGGGGAGATCACGTCCTCTTCGCTGCCTGCAGCTGTTTTCGGTGATGCTCCGGTTTACACCTCCGGCACGGCATCAACCGGCGGCAGCCCGGCGGTAACGGCGAATGTGACGCTTGCCTATAACAGCGCCACGGGAACGGCCTTTTCCGGCATGCCGGAGGGGGTGCAACGGCTTTCACTGGCTCACCGCGGGAATGAGTACCGCATTGTCTCTGCCGACGGCACGACGGCGACGGTGGCGCGCCTGGTTAACGGTACCGTTGATGAGTCATGGCCGGGTTTCACCGCCAGGACGATGATTGACTATGAGGCCACTGGCCTTAACGACACGCTTAGCTGGCTGGGGCCGTTCCTCGTATGCCCTGAAAATGAAGTAGTGGATGCGTTCGAGGTGAATTTCTCCTTCCCGAACGGCATCTGTGGCTTTGACAGCAAGGGGAAAAAGCGGCTTCGGCATGTTGAGTGGGAGATACAGTATCGCGTCTACGGTTCCGGATCGGGGTGGGTGAGTCACCAGGGCGAGTATGCGCTGAAAAACGTCAACGGGTTAGGTTTCACTGAGCGGATCACCCTCAGCTCTCCGGGGCTGGTAGAGGTTCGCTGCCGTCGGCGCAATGAGCAGGGCTCAAACAACGCGCGAGACAGTATGTACTGGCAGGCACTGCGCGGGCGACTGCTGACGCGCCCTTCATCCTATCCCGGCGTGTCGCTGATGGCGGTGACCGTTGCGACGGGCGGGAAGCTGGCGGCGCAGTCGGACCGCCGCGTAAACGTTGTGGCCACGCGGGCCTACGACTCAGGAACGGCCAGAACCATTTCGGGGGCGCTGCTGCATGTCGGGAACTCGCTGGGGCTGGAGATGGATGTCGACACCATCAACGCGCTGGAGTCTGCGTACTGGACGCCACGGGGAGAGTATTTCGATTTCGCTACCGGCGACAGTATCTCAGCGCTGGAAATGCTGCAGAAGATAGCCAACGCCGGGAAGTCCCGCTTCCTGTTAAGCGATGGCCTGGCGACGGTCAACCGTGAGGGGATTAAGCCCTGGACTGGCGTGATCACTCCGCATGAGATGGTGGAGGAGCTGCAGAGCGGATTTACCGTACCGTCCGACGATGATTTTGATGGTGTCGACGTGACGTACATCAACGGCGTCACTTGGGCAGAGGAGACCGTTAAATGCCGGACGCCGGACAATCCAACGCCGGTGAAAATAGAGAATTACAAACTCGATGGGGTACTGAATCAGGATCACGCCTACCAGATCGGCATGCGTCGTCTGATGAAATACCTTCAGCAGCGGGTGACGTTCCAGACCACTACCGAGCTGGACGCGCTGTGCTACAACACGGGCGATCGCATTGTGCTCACGGATGATATTCCGGGTAACAACACGATTTCCTGTCTGGTGGAGGCGATGACAACGGCTGGTGGCGTGACAACGTTCACCGTTACGGAGCCGCTGGACTGGTCTTTCGAAAACCCCCGAGCGCTGATCCGCTATCAGGATGGCTCTGCATCCGGGCTGATGGTGGCGAGCAGGGTGGGTGATTTTCAGCTGTCAGTCCCGCACCTGAGCGAGTTTGATGACCCGATGAAGGTTGACCTGTCGTCGGCAACCATCGAGCCGATCCGCCTGGTGTTCTGCGGCTCAACGCGCCACGTCTACGACGCCATTGTAGAGGAGATCGCCCCGCAGTCTGACGGAACATGCCAGGTCACCGCTAAAGAATACCTCGAATCGTTCTATGCCTACGACGACGCTACATACCCTGGCGACGTAGCTTAGCAATTTCAAAAAAATCAATTCACCCGCTTCGGCGGGTTTTTTCATTTTTGGAGCACAATGTATGGCCAACATCGAAAAACTTGGCTCGTCATCACCAGAGGTATTGCTTAAGAATGCAACTAACCTCGATAAGTTAGTCAATGGCCGGGAATCGGAATCATTACCTGATCGCTTTGGTGTACTGCGCAAAACCTGGCACGGCATGGAGATGATCTTCAGCCGCTTTATAGACTACATCACTGGTCGCGGCGAGCAGGCAGTTGCAGCCATCGGCTGGCAGGAGCTTGGCAACTGGGCTGTTGGTCTGGCTGTAGATAATCGCCAGCAAATCGTCTACTACAATGGCTCCTGGTACAAATACCTTGGTGAGCTTGAGCACGTCATTGCCGGAGATTCTCCTGAGAACGATGGCGGTGTGTGGTCGGCTGAAAACCCCACGGGGAAATGGTCGAACATCGGTGACGCGGCTCTTCGCTCAAACCTGGGTTCAGGCGAAGCTGATTTAGGCGGTGCTTTGGTGAGCATCGATAACGCCACTGTGAGGGAGTT